TTATCTGAAGATCAACGGCATCGTACCTGAGATCAAAAGGGCGATCAAAGAGTTTTTCCATTTTGCGGTGGAGGACTGGAACAGGGAAAATGGTACGGACTGGAACTGGAAGGATATTCTGGTGACACTGAATACCAACGGAATCACTGACGACCTGGAAGTGATGCAGATCATCAAGGAAAGCAAGGGCATTGTCAGTGAAAAAACGCTGCTGGGGAAACATCCTTTTGTGGAGGATGTGAACAGCGAGATGGAACAGCTGGAGAGAGAAAGAAAGGGGAAACGAAAATGACAGAGAAGAAACTGAGAGAACTGGGCGTAGCAGATGCCATTGTAAGAAAAGCGGTTCTGGAAGCATGGAAAGAAGAAAAAGAACAGGAAAACGGCCTGCAGGAAGCCTATGACAAGGTGGTGGCAGAGCTGGAGGATGTGAAAAAACAGGCGGCAGTGGAAAAGGCCATTCTGGAAGCCGGCGGCAAACATGTGAAGGCGATCCTGGCACTGGTAGACATGGAAGAAGTAACTTATGACGAGAAAAAAGGCCTGGAGGGGCTGGATATGGACGCGATCAAAGCAGAGGTTCCTTATCTGTTCCATGAAAAGGAAGAACGAAAAAAAGGTACAGGCGTAACAAAAAGCAGCATGAAGAAAAAAGAAGACGAGATCAGGGCAGCTTTCTGGGGCCTGAAATAAGAAGGGGGAAAAGAGAATGAATACAATGCAGTATGCTTCTGTTTTTATGACAGAACTGGATAAACAGCTGGTGGAAAAATCCACAACAGGCTGGATGGAAGAGAATGCGAAGCAGGTACAGTACAACGGCGGGGCAGAAGTGAAGATCCCCAAAATGACCATGAGCGGGCTGGGGGATTATGACAGAAACAGCGGCTTCGCCAAAGGGGCTGTGGCGGTGACTTATGAAACAAGAACACTGACCCAGGACAGAGGCAGAACCTTCCAGGTGGACGCCATGGATGTGGACGAGACCAACTTTGCGGCAACTGCCGGCGCAGTGATGCGGGAATTTCAGAGCACAAAGGTGATCCCTGAGATCGATGCTTACAGATACAGCAAGATCTATGAACTGGCGGAAGCAGCAGGCAAAACAAAGGCATATACCCCTGCGGCAGACAGCATTTTTGAAGCGCTGATGAACGATATCACTGCGGTAAGAGATGCAGCCGGGGAATGTACAGAAATCGTAGTGGCAATGGGCGCGAAGGTAGCCGGCATGCTGGATCTGGCGAAGGGCGGCACAAATGTGCTGCAGAGCGGCTTCTTCAGTCAGGGCAAGGCGGAGATCAAGGTGAAGGAGATCGACGGCTGTCCAATCATCCGTGTGCCTTCTGTGAGATTCAAAACAGGTTATGTCTTTATGGATGGCGTGGAACAGGAGGAAGGCGGTTTTACAGCGGCGGAAGGCGCTAAGGATATCAACTGGATCGTGATGGCAAAGGAAGCACCTGTGGCGATTTCCAAGACAGATGTGACAAGGATCTTTGATCCTATGACAAACCAGAACGCCAACGCATGGAAGATCGACTATAGAAAGTATCATGACCTGTGGATCATGGACAACGGCATGGACGGCGTGATGGTAAGCGTCAGCGAATAAGGAGAGGCGGCGGAAGGATGAAAGAGAAGATCGTGACGAAACTTGCGGAACGGCGAAAGGATGACCTTGCCGCCATGGAATTTGCCGCGGGGCGCAGTGCAGAAATGATGCAGGCTTACTGCAACCTGACAGAACTGCCGGAAGAACTGGTCGGCGTTGGTGTGGAACTGGCGGAGATGATGCTGGACGGCAGAACATCCTCCGGGGTGAAGAGCATCAGAGAAGGGGATGTTTCCCTTACCTTTGAGGAAGGCGTTTCCGGCGAGGATGCGGAGGAGATGCTGGTTTGCTTCAAAGTGGAGCTGGACAGATGCAGACGAATGGACTGGTGAAGGGGGAACGGCATGAAACGAGCATTTGAAAGGGCGAAAAAGGCCGTGGAAAACCTGTTCTGGGATACCTGCTATGTGGAGATCTATTGCAGCGAGGATACAGACTGGGGCGAGACCCTGCACAACGCGGGGGAGGGCGAGACCTTCCCCTGCCGCCTGACGGAAAAGGCGACTGCCTGCGGGGAAAAGGGTCTTCTGGCGGAAATGGAGAAAACGGTGATCCTTCTCTATCCCACAGAGAAGGAAATTCCAAAGGGCAGCGCAGTTCGGGTCAGAAAGGAAAACGGAGAGGAACGACAGTACTTTGCGGCCGGTGACAGCCAGATCTTTCTGACCCACAAGGCGGTTGGACTGAAACGGAGGGATACGGCATGACAGAGGAGATCAGAAAAGCGGTCATTGGGGCGATCTCGGAGAAGTTCCGGCTGCCGGTGTATGGGCAGAAAGTACCCCAGGGCGGGGAAAAACCTTGTTTTACGGTGGAACTGAAAGGGCTGGAACAGAAGCGGCTCATGGGCAGGAGAATGGCAAGGAAGGCCATTTTTGAGATCCGGTATTTCTTTGGTGAGGCGAAAACTGCAGCTGCAGAGACGCTGGAAGTGGCAGACGGACTGTATGAAGTGCTTCTCATTATCGGAAAAGATGAAAAATTTGCCGTCAGCGGCATGCGGCATGAGAAGACAGAAGACGGCATGAAATTTATGGCGGAATATGAATATCACATTCTGTTTGATGAGGAAGAAGCAGGGCTGATGGAACGGCTGGAATACAACGGAAAGGAAGCGGTTGGATATGAAGAAGAATAAATTCAGCAGAGAACAGCTGAGCAAAAGCAAGACCTTTGGATATGGCGCTGACCTGGTGAAGGCAGTGCTGGAGGACAGGGTCTATACAAAGGATGAAGCGGAAAAGGCGATTCAGGCATATTTGACAGGAGAAAGAAAGGGGAATTGATATGGCATTAGGCGGCGGCACTTTTTTAGTGCAGAACAAAGTATTGCCCGGGGCATACATCAATTTTGTTTCCAGACCCAGAGCCATGGGCAGTCTGGGGGAAAGAGGCGTGGTATGCGTCGGCATGGAAATGGACTGGGGTCCTGCGGGAATGAGAACGGTGGAAGCGGCAGACTTCCGCACAGACAGCAAGATGCTCTTTGGGTATGATTACCTGAGTGATGAAATGAAAGATATGCGTGAGCTGTTTATGCATGCGCAGAAGGTGAAGATCTACAGACTGAACGGCGGGGAAAAAGCGGCGGCAACTGTAGGGGATCTGACTGTGACAGCGAAGCATACAGGCGCGAGAGGGAATGATATTTGTGTTGCAATTGCACCATGTGTCGATGCGGAAGGGCACTTTGATGTGGAAACCTACCTGGATGCAGAACTGGCAGATACACAGACAGTAGAAAAAATCGAAGATCTGGAGGATAACGACTATGTGACTTTCAGCGGCACAGGTGCACTCTCTGAAACGGCGGGGACTTACCTGACCGGCGGCACAACAGGGGCTGTGACAGGCAGCGGCTATACAGATTTTCTGGCGGCGGCAGAAGCAGAGGATTTCAATGTGCTGGTTTATAACGGCAGTGATGAGACCACGAAAAAACTGTTTGTGAATTTCACAAAGAGAATGCGTGAAGAAGAAGGTGTGAAGTTTGTGACCGTGCTGCATGACTATGGGGAGGCAGACCATGAAGGCATCATCTCTGTAAGTGCGGCAAAGGAACTGGTTTACTGGGTGGCCGGTGCAACTGCCGGGGCGGAAGTGAACGAGAGCCTGACGAATACGGTTTATGACGGCGAATACGATGTGGATGTGAAGCTGAAGAAAAGCGAATACATCAAAGGCATTCAGGCAGGGCAGTTCCTGTTTTATGAGGAAGGCGGTCAGGTGCGTGTGCTGAGAGACATCAACAGCTTTACCTCCTTTGAGACAGCAAAGAACAGTGATTTTTCCAGCAATCGAGTGGTAAGGGTGCTGGACAGCATCGCCAATGATGTGGCGAATATTTTCAGCAAGTATTATCTGGGCAAACAGACCAATAATGCCAATGGCAGAAATCTGCTGAAAGCGGAAATTCTGGCGTACCATGAACAGCTGATGAAGATCGAAGCCATTGAAACTATTACAGCCGATGATATCACTGTGGAAAAAGGCACAGAAAAGCAGGATGTGGTGGTGTATGAAAGCGTACAGCCTGTGGACGCCATGGAAAAACTGTATATGAAAGTGGAAGTTGTGTAAGGAGGTGCAGGAATGGGTTATCTGAGAGCAAAAGACACCGTAAATGGTGCAATGGGCACCTGCTTTGCCATCATTGACGGGAAAAGACATGAACTGATGCAGGTGAAGAACGTGCAGGCAAAGGTGAAGAAAACAAGAACGACCATCCCGATTCTGGGGCTGACAGCAAAGCAGCAGAAAAGCGGCGGCTGGGAAGGTACAGGCACCATGACGGTATATTATGTGAGCAGTCTGTTCAGAGAAGTGATGGTGGATTATATGAAAAACGGTGTGGATACATATTTTGAACTGATGCTGACAAACGAAGACCCCACAGGGGAGACCGGCAGACAGACGGTGCTGCTGAAGGATGTGAACATTGAGGAAATGCTGATCGGCAAACTGGATGTGGACGAGGCTGCTATGGAGGAAGAAATGAAATTCACCTTTGGTGGCGTAGAACTGCTGGATGCTTTTGATGCAGTATAAAGACTGAATTGCAGGGAGGGTTTTATGGGACAGGAATGTTTTTACAAGGAAAACAGAAAGGATCGGGTCGAGAGGGAAATCCTCTTGACAGAACGGCTAACAGGAGACGGGGGACAGATGATATTCCGCATCCGCCCCATGAGCCAGAGGGAGAACGAGGACATCTGGAAAAGATGCGGTGAGGATGAGAAAAGGTATGAAAGGGCAGTGCTGGCGGAGAGTGTGGTTTTTCCTGACCTGAAGGATGCGGCGCTGCAGAACAGCTATGGTGTGGCCGGGGCAGAAAGACTGCTGACAAAACTGCTGCTGGCAGGAGAGTATGACCGGCTGCGAATGGCGGTGGAAGCGATCAACGGAGGTGACAGCGGATGTATCGAATTTATCTGAAGCAGGACGGGAAGCAGATTTTATTGCCTGTGACGCCATCGGAGATCGAGACAAAGACGGGAAATCGGAACAAAGCGGTATATATCCTGAATTATGGGGAGATCAATCTGGCAAAGAAGCCTGGGCTGCAGGAGATCCGCTTTACGGCACTGCTGCCGGGGAAAAGATATCCCTTTGTGCAGACGGAAGGAGGATTTCAGGAGCCGGAGTATTTTCTGAACTGCTTCAGAGAATACAAAGCGGCGGCAAAACCTGTGCAACTGATCCTTTTCAGAAGGATCGATGACGGAACACAGTTATTCTGCGGGAATATGGATGTGCTGCTGGAGGATTATACCATAACGGAAAAAGGCGGCGAGCAGGGGGACTTCTGGGTGGAACTGTACTGGAAGGAATGGAAAGCGGCAAAAAGTATCTGTTACAGCGTGAAAAAGGCAGAGGACGGAAATGTTCTGGTGGAGCAGGGGCAGAAAAGGCAGACAAAGGCACCGGCGGCGACATATACGGTGAAAGCGGGTGACTGCCTCTGGAACATTGCCAAAAAGGAACTGGGGGATGGAGCAAAGTACGGAGAGATCGCCAAAAAGAATGGGATCAGCGATCCGAATAAGATCTATCCCGGGCAGGTATTGAAGTTATAAAAGAAAGGGGAGAAGGGGTTGGAAGCGAAGGTTTTGCTGCAGCATGGCAGCAATGTATATGAGCCGATCCTGGAAGGCGGGATCGAGTGGTATGCCAGCGTGATGGGGAAAGCCGGCAGACTGAAATGCAAGGTGGTCAGAGACGGCATCGTGAATTTTACAGAGGGGGACAAGGTGACTCTTCTGGTGGACGGAAAGATCTGCTTCAGCGGATATGTTATGACAAAGGAGAGGACCAGTGAGCAGATCATTTCTGTGACGGCCTATGACCAGATGTTTTATCTGGCGCGAAATAAAGCGACCTATGTTTTTGTGAACAAGGGGATGCAGGAGATCCTGCAGACCATTGGGGCGGACTATGGGCTGCAGATCGGTCAGGTTACGGACAGCGGATGGAAGATCCCTCAGCGGATCGAAGAAGGGGAGACCTTGATGGACATTATCCTGTCTGCCTTAGACATCTGCGGGTGTGCGACGGGTAAGGAGTATTTCCTGTTTGATCAGGGCGGCGCGCTGGTGGTGAAGGAAAGAGAGGAAATGGCAACGGATGCGGTGCTGAAGTGTGACGGGGGCATCAGTGACTACACCTATCAAACGGATATCAGCAGAGATACTTATAATGCGGTGCAGCTGTATCATGCGGGGCGAAAGGAAACAGAACGAAAGGCGTATCAGACGGAAAGCACAGAGAAAGTGAAGGAATGGGGCAGGCTGCAGTATTACAAAAGGGTGGCCTACACCCTCAACCAAGCCCAGCTGAAGGAGATGGCGGAAAGTATCCTGAAGCAGAAGAACCGCGTGGTAAAGAAGCTGATGATCGAAAATATCAATGGAGATATGCTGTTGTTTGCGGGGAACAGTATCTGGCTGGAGATCCCGGATCTGGCGGAGATCAGCCTGCAGGGGAAGGCGCTGATCGAAAGCTGTACCCATATTTTTGAAGACGGGGAGCATCGGGCACAGATGGAGATCCGTATAGAGGAGGCATAAGGATGGAACTGAAAAACTTTTTGAAGGAGAACAACGGATTCCCGGAAAACAGGAAGGTATCTGTTTCCCCCTGTTTTACGGAGGATGGAAAAGAGGTGCTCTGGGAGATCCGTGCGGTCAGCGAAGAGGAGTATAGCAGGACTGCAGAGGGCAAAAGGGATAAGTGGGCGGCTTTGTGTCTGCTTTCTGTGGTCAAGCCTGACCTGAGGGAAAAGGAACTCTGGGAGAGTTACGGTGTGAACAGCGGAGAAGCAGTCCTGAAGGAAATGCTGTATCCCGGGGAATATGTGCGGCTGCTGGAAGCGGTGAAGGAGATCAACGGGTTTCGGCAGCGCAGAAAGGCATGGAAGGAACAGGCAAAAAACTGATCACGGAGGGCGTGGATGAGGCAGACTATGCCTGCTATGCCCTCCGGAAATATGGGATACGCCCAAAGGAATGGGCAGAAATGACGACCCCTGAGAGGATGTTCTGCTGTGCAGTGATCGAGCTGGAAGTGGAAGCGAAAGAGATGAGGTGAGAAGGGGTATGGAGAAAGAGAGACAAGGTCTGTTTCAGAGGCTATTGAGCTTCTGGCAGGGGAAAACAGAAGCGGATGCGGAAAAAGGGATTGGCTTTTGGAACGGGGCGGAGCCGGAAGGGAAGCCTTTTGCAGAAGTGGGGAAACTGTTTTCTGTTGGCCGGGAGGAAATGAAAAAACCTTTCTGGGAGGAGACTGCTGACGCGGTCGTTGAAAGAAGGAAAAGGGAAGAAATGATTTTTGAAAAGCAGAAGATTGCGCCCGACGTTTTTGCGCAGCAGGAAACTGGAGAGGCTGTTTTGGACAGGGAGACTGTTGTGGAAGGAGAAGCGAAAAAGAGCATTTGGGAAAACAGAGAAGAGACAGTTGGAAAGAAAGGACGGATTTTTTCGGTAGATCTTTTTCGGGAGGATAAGGAGAAAAGCGGGAGTGAACTGTTTTTTATGGAATCACCCGAGGGGCCTCAGGAAAAGCGCGCGCGCATTCCTGCTCTGGCAGATGGGCAGCAGAAGAAGGAGCCGATTACAGAAGAACAGGTTCTGAAACAGGAAGTGATCCGAAAGAAAGAGGTACAGGCAGAGCCTGGGATCGATATTGAAAAACTGATGCGGCAGATGACGGAGAAACTCTGGGAAGAGCGAGAAGGCTGCAGCAGAAGATTCAGATAAAGGAGGCGGAAGGATGCTTGAGATTATCAAACAGCTGGCGCTGGATGTATCGGAGGCGGGGGCAGATTTCTGCATGGGGACAGTGACAGCAGAAAAACCGCTGTGTATCCGTCTGGAGGAAGGGCTGGAACTGACGGAAGAATTCCTGATCCTGACGGAGCACGTTCTGGAATGGGAGGAAACCGGACGTATCCGTACATGGGTAAATTCCGAAGGCGGGGAATGGTCTTATTACCGCATGATACGGGACAGAAAACTGCGGGCAGGAGAAGCCGTAGCGCTGCTACGGGCTGCCGACGGACAGCAGTATCTGGTGCTGGGAAGAGTAAGGAAGGAGGGATAGGATGACGCCGACACAGGAGGTAGAACTGAATATGGAAACCATCGAAAAACAGAGGATGCCCAGCCTGACTTGGAAAATCAATGAAGAGCGGGCGGAAGCAAGAGGAAATGTGGACGAACGGGAAGCCATGATGCAGGCGGTCCGGAAAATCCTTCGGACAGAGAGATACCGTTATGAGATCTATGACTGGAACTATGGACTGGAACTGGAGGAACTATATGGGAAAAATAAAACCTATGTGATCCCGGAACTGAAAAAAAGGATCGAGGATGCGTTGCTGGCAGACGATAGGATAACGGCAGTCACGGACTTTTCTTTTACACAGGAAAAGAACAGTGTGACGGCAGAATTTATGGTGCATACGATTTTTGGTGAGATCAAAGCGGAAAGGACGGTGGATATTTGATGGCAAGTTACGAGGCGTTGATGGAACGCAAACTGGATATGGTAGAGGACAAACGGGACAAGCGGCAGGGCAGCCTGATCTATGATGCGCTGGCACCCAATGCGGCGGAGACAGCTTCTTTTTACGCAGAGTTGGATATGCTGGAGGACAGGACCTTTGCAGACACAGCGCTGGGGGATGATCTGAGCCGCAGAGCGGCGGAAAGAGGCATTATGAGAAAGCAGGCGACCAGGGCAACATTTTATGGCAGATTTCTGGATGAAGACGGTGGGGAATATCCTGTGGATGCAGGCACCAGATTTTTTCTGGAGGAATATACATACAGGGTGCTTTCCCGAGAGGACGATGGAAGGTATGTGCTGGAATGTGAAACGGCAGGTGCCTGTGGCAATGACTATCTGGGGAATCTGGTCCCCTTTGCGACCATGGCCGGGCTGGCGGAAGCCACGCTGGAGGAACTGCGTACAGACGGCGAGGATGAAGAGGATGACGAAGAACTGCGAAAACGGTACTATGCCAGCTTTGCGGCGGATGCTTTTGGCGGAAATATCGCGGATTATAAAATGAAGATCGGTGCCCTGCAGAATGTGGGCGGCGTGAAGGTTTATCCTGCATGGAACGGCGGCGGCACAGTGAAAGTGGTCATTATCGACCGGGGATGGCGTGCTCCTGCGGAAAAGGAACTGGAAGAACTGCAGCTGCAGATCGATCCGGAAAGCAGGGGAGAAGGCTATGGCATTGCACCCATTGGTCATCAGGTGACAGTGGCAGGGGTGGCAGAAGTGATCTGTGATATTGGGATGACACTGGCCCTTGCTGCGGGAGCGGTGCAGGAAACGGTTCTGGCGGATATTCGAAACAGGATCGAAGCATATTTTGAAGAGATCCGAAGAAGCTGGGCAGACAGTGCCTATCTGACTGTGCGGATCAGTTATCTGGAGGCGAAGATCCTGGAAGTGGACGGTGTGGTAGATGTTGCTGACTGCAGCATCAATGGCAGCGGCGGCAATCTGGTGCTGGGGCCCGACGAGGTGCCTTTATTGGGTGAGATCGGAGGGATCGGCTGATGGAAAACAGATATGGGAAGTACTTGCCGGATGCGGTCAGGGAATTGCAGGAATTTCAGAAGCTGGCTGAAATAGAGGGCGTGATCCTGGAAGAAGAGGCAATGGCGAAAGAGGAACTGGTGGATAATCAGTGGATCCTGACAGCCAGAAGAGGCGGTCTGCTGCGGCTGGCGAAGATAATGGGTTTTCTGGGGGCAGAGATGCTGGAAACGGAAGCGCTGCGGGAGGAGATCCTCTATCGCTGGTGCAGCAGAAGCCC